AAGTACGAGTTTCACGTAAAGGTTTTTTAGGTTTACGTGTTTGTGCTTTAGGTTTAATCTCTACAACAAACTTTTTAAATGTGCCGTCTGATTGTCTAACTTTCATATAAAAATCAGGATAGTATCTATGTGGCCTATTGTCAACTGAACGATAATATATTGCTATTTCTTCACTACCCCATTCCATTACAGCCCTAGTTTTATCACAATAAATCATAAAACGTTTCTCCCAACTAGACCTATAAATAATGTTGCTTACATTGCCTTTGTATTTCTGTGGGTTGAGTGGTTTGTATTTACCTGAATAAGGGCGTTTATCTGGATTCTTCAACTTCTTCATAGAATCTATTTATTATCAACATAAATAGTAGTATGGCAAGTGTATTTGATACAATCAAACAAAGAGCAGGAGACGCTGAAAAATCTGCTACTTGGTATAGAACGCAAGTAAACAAGATAGCAAGCGGTACAACTGCTAGACAATTGTTTAGACAAAACAAACTAAATGGTCGTCCTAGTGTAGGTAGATTAAACTTATTTGGGTATAATCCTAAATTAAGAAAAACACTACCTTACTATGATGTGTTCCCATTAGTGTTGCCGTTAGAACCAATATCAGGTGGGTTTATGGGTATGAACTTTCACTATCTACCACCGTTATTGAGATTTAAACTATTAGAACGTATGCAGGCAACAGCGTCTGATAGAAGATTTGATAAGAATACAAGATTTGAAGTTGCCTATGATGATGTAAAGAATGTAAAAATAGTAAAACCAACAATAAAGAAATATTTGTACTCATATGTACAGACAGGTTTTTTAAGAATAAATGCTGACGAGGCTGCAACAGCAATTTATCTACCTGTACAAAGATTTAAAAAGGCGTCTGTAGGACAAGTTTATGCAGATAGTAGGAGATTTATTTAATGTCATTAATTAGTATAGGTAAAAGAATAGGTGACATGGATATACGATTAGGTATACCACCTAGTAAACCACAATTTAGTACAACAGAAACAAATAAAAGATTTTCATACAACAATGTATCATCTAATTACAATTCTGTATTCAATGAATTTAGATCAGGTCTAACACAGGCAGGTGGGTTGGCTAGACCTACACAATTCTTGTGTACGATTGACGGACCACAAAGTAAAGCATTGCCACGTGATTATATCTATTCAGACCCTACAGGTGGTAAGAAAGCAGCAGCGAGATTACAGAAAAGTGGTAGACTAGCAGGTGCAATAAAAGACAATTTACAATTAAGAATGGATCTATTCTGTTCTAACGTATCATTACCAGGTAAAACAATTACAGATGATGTAAACGAAACATACTATGGTCCTAAAAGAGCGATAGCAAAGAACGTTAGTTTTGAGGAGGTCACATTAGAATTTTATACAAGTGTTAACTATGATGAAAGATTATATTTTGAGGCATGGCAAAACTCTATCGTAGATCCTATTACTCACAATGTAGGTTACTATGATGACTATGCTACACCATGTATGATTACGATTACACCATTACATAAATCATTTACAGCAGCCCTTGCTAACTTTGAGCCATCAGGTGACGCAGTAAAAGATAGAGAAAAAATACGTAAGAGTTTAGGTGACTCATCTGGTTTCACATCATATCAGGTACAGATGTACGAAGTATGGCCTAAAACTATTGCTTCTACACCATTGTCATATGACGCTCAAAATCAAATAGTAAAAACAAGTGTAACATTTACATACAGAAACTATGCTACATCAGCATGGAACTATTTAAGACAAGGTATGGATGTAGAGAATAGAAGACACAAAAAAAATAGATTAGAATATAGATCAAACACTACAGCACTACAAACTAACTTTTTAGATAACTTACCATTCGGTATAGGTAACGAGATAGGTAGAGCAGGTAGACAGGTCTATGAAAAGTTAAGAAGAAATTTGCCTATTGGGCGAGTAACGGGAGGGCGTGTGTTCCCGAAAGGTCTACCAGACCCTAAAATTATACGTGATATATTATATTAAAGGAGTAAATAATGCTTAATTTTATGAAGACGCCTGAGCATGACTTGATGTTGTCAAACGGTGCAAAGGTAAAGTACAGACCATTTTTAGTAAAAGAAGAAAAGATTTTATTGATGTCTGTAGAGAACAATGTAGAACAGGAGATGGTTGATACACTAATCAAAACTGTTCAAACTTGTGTATTGACAGATGGTATTGATGTTACAAAGTTACCAGTTTACGATTTTGAATGGTTATGGTTAAACATAAGATCAAAGTCAATAGGTGAAACTGTACAACTTAAACTAAAATGTCCAGATGATGAAACACAGATTGTAGATTATGATTTTAATATTGAAAGTGTAAAACCAGACTTTAGTAAAGAGGTGAAAACACATATACCTTTTACAAAAGAGTACGGTGTTATAATGAAAGTGCCTACTATAATTGAAGTGTCAGATAAGAAGACTATTATTGACCTTACAGTTAATTTGATGAGGGATTGTATTGCTCAGATTTACAATGGTGATGAGGTGTTTGAAACAAAAGACCTTGAACCTAAAGAACTTGAGCAGTTTGTTGACAACTTGACTATGCCACAATTCAAAAAACTAAAAGACTTTTTTGAAACGTTGCCTATCATAAGTCATACAATCAAATACAAGAACCCTAAATCAGGTGTAGAGCATGAGATGTTATTACAAGGGGCTTCTGATTTTTTTCAGTTACCCTCTTACATGAGAGCCTAGAGAGTTTTTATAGGACAAACTTTGCTTTAATGCAATACCATAAATACTCATTAGGTGACCTTGAAGGAATGTTACCATGGGAGAGGGAAATATATGTTGACTTATTGTTACAGCATATACGTGAAGAAAACGAGAAAATAAGAGAAAAACAAAGAGGGAGATAATATGAACTTTTTAAAAAATATGCTAACAACAGGTTGGCTAGGGTTTAAATATGGTGTTAAATCACTATGGCATTTTATTGAGGTAGAGATACCTGAATTGATGTCAAACTGGAGATTAGTACCAAGACTATTAATGCTTGCTTATGGTTGGGCATTTTTAGATGTAATCAATTGGTTTATGATGTTAGAAAATCCTAACAACGCACAGGCAGGGTTAGTGTCAGTAGTCGTTGGGGCTGGTGCAGGTTGGTTTGCAATATACGTAAATGGTAAACCATCAAAGGTTAAGAATAAAGAATAATGGCAACACCAGCAGAATCCAAAGTCTTCAAAAAGGCAAAAGCAGAGAACTTTAAGTCGATTCTAAAAAGACAAAAAGAAGATGAATCTGATCCTAAGTTTGCTATATCTGACTCGTTGCAGGAGTACCAATCTCAATTAGAGAGGTCTGCTGGGTACACGAGTCAGGCAAAGCTGAATGACGCAGAAATACGACAAGAGATAGTCAACTTTGTAATAGATTATTCTGTTGTTGAACTTGACTCTTTGAAAGGTATGGATTTTGATGACGCAAAAACTCAACAACAAACTACAGAAAAAACAATCAAAGAGTATGAAGGCCTATTTAAGAAAGGTATCATTTCAGAGGAAGAACTTGCATATATCCAAGAAACTGTAGGTAAAACGAATGTTGAGTTAAAGAAAGTATTAGGGCTGTCAACTAAATTATCATTGTCATTTAGAGATTTTAAGAAAGAATTAAAACCACTTAAACTTGCTAAACGTATAGGTCTTACAAATGTACCTATCATAGGCAAAAGAATAGAAAGAGCAATTGAATCTGAGGAAAGAGCAGAGCAAAGAGGTATATCTGCTAAAAGACAATTACGTAGAAAAGAAACAAAAGGTTCTTTAAAACAAGGCGGTGGTAAATCAGCAGGTGCAAAAGGTGGTAGAGAAGAAATAGCAAAAGACGCAAGTGCTGGGTCGTTAGGTATGGATCTCATGCCTGATACTGCTGATAGTGGTCTTGCAGATAGTGAAGACGCAACTGAACAAGAGAGAGAGTCAGATAAACAATTTGATACATCATCAGGTTTATTAGAAAAGATTTACGAAGAACAAAAACTTACAAACGAATTATTAGGTGGTAAAAAAGAAGACGACAAAGGTTTCTTTGAAGGCATAGGTGGTGCATTATTACCTCTTGCTGCCTTGACAGGTTTAGGTGGCATAATTACATCTTCAATCACAGGATTAGGTAGTACACTTGCAAGCTCAATGAGAGGTATGTTAGGTCTACCACCAAAGGCACCTAAAGGACCTGTAGGCACAACACCAAAGGCAGTTGCTACTGGTTCAGGCACGAAAGCAGTAACAACTACAGGTACAGATAAAAAAGATTTAAAAAAGACTAAAGTAAAAACAGGTACAGTTGTTAAGAACAATTTAAAAAAAGGTGCCAAGGTAGCAGGTAAAGTAGCAGGTACTGCTGCTAGAATAGGTGGTCGTGTATTTTTACCTATTGCGGCCGTGATGGGTATATTTGACGCTGCCAAAGGTGTTGCACAAACAGGTGATTTACTTGACAAAGAAGAAGGTGAAGATATATCTTTTAGAGATAAAGCGTCAGCAGGTTTTGCTGGGTTCTTATCGGGTATGACATTTGGTCTTGTAGATAAGAAGAAAACTGCTAAGTATCTTGCAGGCGATAAAGACGCACCTACTACAATGGAAGCACATGACGATTTAGGCCTTATAGAGAATACAGCACAAAAGAAAATAGACAAAGTAAACGAATTAAAGGCAGACAAAATAGACAAAATTACAATAGGTGAGGGTGCTGCTGGTAACACAATTATAAACAATGTTGATAACTCATCTAGCACAAATAAAACTGAATACGGTTCAAACCATATAGGTACAAAAAATTCAGATACTACCGTAGGAGATTACTCTAACATAGGATAACATAGATAAATATTAATATGAAAGCATTTAAAGCACTAACAACACTAATCAACGGCCTGAAGAACAAAGGCAACGTTTTACAAGGTCGTAATATACCATCATTTAGAACGATAGCAAGTAAAGCAGGTGTTATTAATTACAACCCTGGTAATGCAGATTACTCATCAACAAGACACTCAATGAGCAATAACTTTTTTGTGTACCCTATAAACCATGAAGACCAAGAGCATTACATGTTGTTTGATATTATAGAACGTGTTGCTGAAGATGGCGGTGGTAGTAAAACAGTAGGTAATCAATACTTAACAAAAAGAGGAGATAACCTTAACAAAGTCGTGTACGGTGCAAATAGATTTTTTGGTGAAGGTACAAGTAATTTAGCTTTCGGTATACCTACAGGTAAGGGTTCTGCTAGAAATATAAAAAATACAATTGCAATATACATGCCACAAACACTTAAATTTAATTTAGCAGCCGATTATGGTGCTGAAGAGGTTGGTATGATAACAGGTGCAATGGCAAAACTAAAAGACGCAATGAACTCTAAAGGTGGTTTCTTTGGTGCAGATTTAATGTCAGTTGCTGCTCAAGTAGGTAAAGGAGTATCAGGTGTAGGTTCATTTGCTACTGGTGGTCTATTAGCAGGTTCAGGTGCAGCCTTACAACGTAGAACAGGTATTGCCCCAGCAGCCATGCAAGAGATGATATTCAATGGCATAGATTATAGAAGTTTTAGTTTTACATTTAAATTTACACCACGTAGTAAAGAAGAATCAGATGTGGTTAATAAGATATTACATGCTATCAAAGACGCTATGTTGCCTGAAAGATATGGCGATGGTAGTAGTATTGCTGCCTACAAGGTACCACATGAATTTGTAATTAGATTTATGAAAGGTACAGCAATCAACCCATACATAGATCAAATAGGATTGTGTGCTTGTACAGGTGTTGATATAGACTACGGTTCAGACAAATTTAGTACACACCCTAGTGGTGATCCTGTGTCAATAGACGCAACGTTAAGTTTTA